TCCATTTAACTTTGCAGCAGTAATGTTTGCATCGGCAATCTTTGGGGTTGTTACATTGGAATCAAGAATTTTTGACGTTGTAACCGAATTGGACGCAAGTTTAGCCTCTGTAACATTGGCATCTGCTATTTTTGCGGTTGTTACGTTGGAATCGGCAATCTTTACCGTAGTAACAGCACTGTTTGCAATGTTACCAGTCTGGATTGTCTTAACTTCAAGCCTTCCGCTGCCATTTACCTGGAGTGTTGCGTTATCTGTAGTGCCAGATGAACCAGAAACAAACGTGGCCGCATCAACCAAGTTGTTTAACTTGGTGCTTGTGACTTGATCTCCGTCAGCAAATGTCTGACCTTTGGATAAAATAGGCATAATTAGAATTGTGAAATGGTTTGTCTATTGGTTATTGTGGCATCAATCGCAATTGAATTGACTTTGGGCCGTCCAATTGGCTGTGATCCTGACGTATTTGAAGAAATTGTCAATTGTGCATACAATCCCCTTGGGTTTCCAAGGCGCATACGAAGGTTTGCAGACTCATTGGGTGGCAAATCTTGCCCAATAAGGTTGTTAATGCGCCCAACTTCATACAATTCTGCGTCTGGGTCTTCAGTGGAGAAGCTAAATACCGCATCGGTGTTCTCGTCGCTGCCTTGGCATTGCACTTGGATGGCGGAAAACTTCTTCCTGTCGTATGTTCCAAGCATAAAACCACGCGATTTAAGCTCGTAATCCACATTGTAGGTGGCAGAACTGCCCACCGGGTTCAAGGAAACCACATCCACAGGTGTTTCGTTGGCATTTGCCTCATGGATGCCGCCTTGATCGTTAACGTAGAACAATGAATTTCTAGCTCCAACCTTACCGTAGTGGATGTCAACGATATTGAACTGCCCACCACCGAACGTATCCACGGACTCCCACGCTTTGTTAAGCATATTGTAGATTAAGATTGTGTTGTTTCCGGTGGCATCGTCTGCTCCAGCTTCGCTGTCAATTGGCACTGCAATGTAGTATCGGTTGTCGTAATACATCCCGACAGACTTGTCTGCTAGTCTCTTGTTGATTCGGTCAATAAATGGCTGTATTGCTTTGGATAGTGGTTCGCCAGTCCCACGAAGGTTGTAGTCATTTTGGAACTCCACTGCATACACGCCGCTATCCGAGAGAAAGAAAATAAGGTTCGCAAACCCAACAATGCTCTTACGAGCCAAGCACCCTACTTCCCTTGTAAGCTCCGTGACAATTGTGTCTTCCAAACTACCTTGAGTCTTGTTGACAATATGGATGCTATTGCGGTTAAACACAACCAAGTTGTCTTCAGTAAATGAATGAAAACCAACAAGGAAATCTGCAATGCCAGCAGTAACTTTGAATTGACTGTAAATCTGGTCATAGGTGTCACCGTCAAGAATGTCTGACGCAAGAATCTCGTCACGCTCCTCCCTGTCTGTGTATGTCGGAGAGGCCGCAGTTCCACCCACAGTGTACCAATATGGAACCCACAAACGCCTCTGGAAGTAAGATGCCCAAGGAGGCGCAGGCATGTGGGTAAATCCACCGCCAACAGAAAACCTGCCGCCAAACTCAAACACATCTGAAGACGATGTGTTGTAGTCGCCAACAGGCGCATACCACTTGATTGTCGTGGAGCTTGCTTCAACAACCTGATAAGTTCTTCCCTCCATAGTGGACAACACGGCAGTGGCTGCCTCGTAAATTGTTACAAAGTCACCAACTTTGATTGTCGTATTACCAACAACAGTAGCCTGAACAAGACCACTCACAACATCAACATCCTTCGCCTGAATACTGAATGTTTGAGGCTGGGTATAAACACCACCAAGAACCTTGGTAAAACCGGATGCTTTCATCAAGGCATTAGTAACACCGTATGTCTCATTTGCAGAAGTTAATGCAAACGTAAACGTGTCGGCACTCGCAACAGTCACCGTCCTCAACCCGTTTGGGTTTGTTCCAGTAAATGTTAGCCCAGACAATGTTACCTTGTCCCCAGTAATTAACCCATGGCCCGCAACAGTAATCGTCACCGTATTCGATGCCAACGCCGCAGCAGTGATAACCCTGCCGCCGGGAATCCACTCCCACGACTGGTTTCCACCGCTGCGAAACAAATACACACGATCAAACGCTTGTATCATGTTTACTTCATCGGAAACAATTGTTGCGCCAGGATACGGCAAGTCGGTCACAGTGTAGTCGGTCAAATCAACACGCTTGGCAGAAAGACCAGTTGCCATAATAATGCTCTCATCATTGTCGCTGGTTGGATCACTGTAAATGCAAGATCCCAAAATCTCAGTCACAGCATTGTCCGTCAACTCTGTAATAACCTTGTCATCACTTCCGCCAATCGTAAACGTCTCGTTTGCTCCAACCAACGGATACGTCAACGTGTTAACATCTTTAACTGATACCAAATGAATACCATTAGGGTTTGTCGTTGAAAATCCAAGTCCTTTTACTTTTGTCCAAGAAGCATTACTATCAGATGGAGTCACCACGGGTGTTCCTGTAGCTGGGGAAACAGGCTTCCACGCATCAGGGTTTGTCACTGCATTCCATGCGCCTGCCGGAACAAGTTCGGGAGACGCCACGTTAGCAGTGGATGTCCATCCAGCACCAGATCGCTCTTCATCAAGTATTTCATAACCCACTGGATTTAGTGGACGTATAACAACAAGATCAGGACCGGGCATCCGATACTCTGGACGACCAAGAAACACTTCATAAAATTCAAATGGATCAAAAACAACAGGAGTAGTCCCATTGCTGGTTAATGTGCCTGTAACAGTCATCGTCTGGTAATCAGCATCCAACCCATGCCCAGTCACCGTCAAACTAACCACATCGCTAGCCAAACTAGCCGCAGTAATGTTCTTACCCCCAGCAGTATCAACCAACCAAAACGGCAACTGCAATGGCGCAGAACTACTACTCAAAGCACCACTCCGCAACACAATACCCCTGCGAGGCTGCCAGTACCCCTCTATCCTCCCATTCTTCGACAACACAACCTCACCAGCCTGCAACTGATTAGGCTGCAACCTCTGGTTCATCCCCACAAACCCACCGTCACCATCCGTGAGCAATGAATCATCAAACCCGCCATATGACCGATACTTCGACATCAAGCGTAATACGCAATCACCGTTCCACTCGCAATCTGAACCTTGCTAAATATCCCACCAAGCCCAATACCCGCCAACAAAGTCTTGTTATCAAGATTGGAAATGTCCGCCAAATTACCAGCAGTCTCACCAGTGTCAGTCAACAACACGCTGTCCTCAATGGCCTGAATCCACCTAAACGCACCAGTAGCAGAATCAGCCCCCGTAAGAACTATCCCACCCATCTGACCCTGCAATTGATATGAATCTCCGCGTCCCATAATCGTAGTAAAGTTAATCACAGCCAAGGCACACTCTCCCCGGCAACACCAACCCAACTACCATACCAACACCCACATGTCAATCCCCAATTGTAAAACTTTTGAAGGGGGGGGGCAATAATCCCCAATTGCAAATTTTACGAAGGGTAGGTTAATCAATGAGCATTTTCATTATCCCCAGTCGCGCAACCCCCTCCCCCCCCTATCGTGACTATCCTGGGTGATTCACTCATGATTCGTGGCTGCTGTTCGAGCGTGCATGATCGCGTGAACACCGCTTGTGGATTGAAACGTACGTTTGAGACATCCGTTTCAAGCGTGTGAACGTGCGAGTTTCGATTCAAGGCGCGACTTGCTAGCATGCCGGATCATGCGTGGATTGCACCATGCTGCCCCGTGCTGCGTCCTGTCCGCCTATGCTGCCTCTTGTCACGCGCGGCGGCTTGTAGCGCGTCCTGGTGGCTTGTGGCGGCCTGCACCTTCTCTTGCGCCGCCGCGTGTTGGTTTCTTTTTCATGATCTGTTGTCTTTTATGAGTATCCATCTGTCGTGGTATCCGCGTATTTGGGTAGCAGTCCACCCGGCCTTCACCTTGGCTCCTGCCATGATTTGCTTTTTGACGTATTCCCGAACCGGGATGCCTTCGCACTTGCCCGCAAAGCACCTTTTCCAGAACCACGATTCGTGGGAGTCCGTGCCAAGTTTTTTCGTTGATTGGAGCGAGATAATTTTTTCCGCCGCATCTTCTGCGCTGAATATGTCCATTAAGGTTTCCATGGGTAAAAGGAGGGGCTTTCGCCCCTCCGGTTGGTTTCAGATTTTCTTGAAGTTGTTGGCGAAGGTCTGCTTGGCCATTTTCAGTGTCGTTCCGGTGTTGGTGTCGCGGAGGGTGATTTGATTGAGGTCTTCGTTCATTTCGAGGATGGTGTACTCCTTATTGTCGTTCTTGCGGGTGTAGGTGGCGGTAGTTTTCATCTTGTCTTGTGGTGTAGTGCGTTGCGCTGGCAACGGGGGAAGCATCGCACGGGGCGTGTGACACGCAAGATTTTTTTCATCTTTTTTTCAGTGTTCATCCGCGCACGTTCTTTTGAGCAGTGTTCGCTTGTACGTGTTCGTTTGTACTAGCGTACTTTCGGGCTGCATTCCATAACCTAATCATTAGGTACTAACCTAATCATTAGGTAATATTAGGCGGTTATTTGTTTTTTGTGGGGGGTTGATTGATTTTTGAGGTTGTTTCCAAGGCTGATTTCCAATGCTGATTTTTAAGCCTATTTTCCAGCCTATCCCATCAAATCGAATCAAATCGAATATAAATAACTCTAGCTAGTTTGCGGCTGTCAGTGTGAGGCGGACAATCTTATGCAGGGACTATAGCTTATTGAGGCGCATGCCGCGGGCTAATCGGGGCATCACTACGTTCGCCCCTCCGTCCTCGCTACGCTGTGGATTGTAATCACCCTGCCCAAAACTTGTCAAGCCGGGAGTGGAAAATTAGTACAGGCTAAGTTTATTAGGCGAGGATGCGGATTTTTTTGGTGAAATTTTCCCTTTCCGCCATAACTCACTCGAAATGTGCCGCTTATGGACTAAATTCAATTCATTCGTTTTTTGCTCTTGCGCGGGGGTTCCGGCATGCTAATTTTCACCCGTCCCGCACGTTGCGGGGCATTCACACCGAACCGAACCACAGAAAACAAAGACATGAGAAAAACATTATCCACGTATGAGATTGCCGACTTATTGATTGAAGACGATAACGCCTTTTGGTCACGCTCCGGTGCTTTCGCGCTGGCGGAGTACCTTGAGGATATTGAAGCTGTCACCGGCCAGGAGATGGACTTTGATGCCGTTGCCATCCGCTGCGAGTGGGCGGAATATTCCAGCTTGCAAGACTGGGGCGAGGATTACTTCGGCGGATGGAATCAGTTGTGCGCGGAATTTGGCGACGATTACTGCGGACCTTCCGAGGGCGAAACGCCGGAAGAATACGCGGAGAGATTTGATGATGCCATCCGCGCCCATATTCATGATAACGGCACGCTCATCGAATTCGATGGCGGGATTATCGTTTCTTCGTTCTGATTTTTCGCCCGTTGCCTCCGGGGGGGAAACTCCGGGGGCATAGGGCGGGGAATCCGCACAAAACACTAACCACAGAAAAACATGAATCATATATCCATATCGTTTGCCGGGGATTACCGCCCCTTGCACATAGAAAGCCAGGAAATGGCGGATTGCGTGAAATCGGCAATCTCCCGCTGCAATGATGAGTCGATCGCCGGAGACATAAAGCGTTTGTGGGTTGATTGGAAACGTCACGCCAAAGCGGGGTTGTCATGCGCGTCACTAGGGGCGGATGCGTCCCGCTATTCGGTTGTAATGAGGCGGGGACAGCGTGATCCTTGGCTTGACAATCTGACAGGTAAGTTTCCTCAAAACCCGCAGATCAAGTACTGAAAACATGAACACACACACACACACACACACAAGCGGACCTTTTCCGCTGGTCATGCACAAATCAGACTCCGACAATGTCCCGCATCTCGTTATCACAAACCAGGGGAATCACTTTGCATCCACATATGACCCGAGCGCGGCGCGATTGATTGCCGCCGCGCCGGATTTGTTGGCAGCATGCAAAGCGGCACGGGAATCGCTCGTTGAAGCTAAGGAAATGCTTAATTCATGCGGGGTCGCCCTTGGCATGGGTCTGACATTCCAACGGCTGGAAACCGCAATCGCCAAGGCAGAAAGGGGGGAGGGATGAATTATAAAGACAAGCTAATTTCCGCCGCCACCCGATTTGATGAGAGGAATTCAAGGCGACGCGGCTGGAACCCCTACGCCTTGGCGCAATACTTTGCCGTAATCGACAGCATTTGCAATGCGGTGGACAACGGGATGAGCGTGGAATCCGCCATCGCAAGGTTTACTAATGACAGATTCCAGGACGTTTTACTTAAAGCTGCCGGGATGGAAAGGAGGTCCGCATGAGCCTTTACGAGCATGCTTGGGAATATGAGCGGGACGATGACTATCCACGCGAAACCCGCGCCCCTTGGCCATGCTCCGCTTGTGGGAGCCGTAGATGGCCAAGTAAAATGTCCCCTTGCCCGCTTTGTCGGGAAGATGAAGAAGAACCCAGCGAACCCGTAGAGGAGGAGGAGCCATGTCCGCTGTGATTGCCATTGCCATTGCCCTTGCCATTGCCCTGCCCGGACTAGTCTGGGCAAGGTGTGGGTGGCGGGAGGCTGCCAGGATATTGGCGGGCGCAATACTAGGCGCGGGCGGGCTATGGCTTGCCTTAACTCTGGCATCCGCTTTTTGAGACACCGAAACAACGAAAAACACGAACCAATAAAAACATGAGAAAACAACTGATCAACATTACCGCCCATGTTTACGAGGGCAATCGAATCGCCATTGGCGAAAGAACATATTCATTTATTCGCTACTATATGCAGCCAAAACCATCATGGCGCGGGGCAGAGCGTATGGTCGCAACCGAGGTGGGCGCGAAACCCAGAGACGTTTCCATTACCCGCATAGAGGCAATGGATTATGCAGTCCAACCCAGAAAATCGAACCGATAAAAAAATGACAACGCAAAACATCAAAAAAACATCAATCCGCGCCAAATATATCGGCAGCGGGCAAGATAACGGAAAATACTTCACTTGGAAGTTCTACCGGGACAATTACGGGTGGACGCTAGTGGACCCTAACGGATATGAAAGGTTTATCGGCAAGACTTGGCTTGAAAGCGTCCCGGTGATCCAACGGGTGCTGTCAAATCACGGAATGGAAGCTGAAATCTCGTAAAACACGAACCGATAAAAACATGAAAACGAAAGTTATTTTGTACAGAAAAAATAAAGCATGGGAACTCGGAAGCTATTCCGGCGGGGCGATTCCCAGCACGCCACCGTTTGCCACTGCCGCCGCCGCCCGCATCTACGCTAGCCTGCGTGGTTGGTCCCTAAAACGTGCCTCCGATTGTGACGAGTGAACCCGAAAAAATTGAAACGATGAAAACAAACCAGTGGGAAATCCGGCAGTCCCGTAAATCTGCCGCACAAATCAGGGCAGACATTGCGCTTGCAAGTCTTGCCTATCGGAATCCCGTGATACCAGGAACGCTAACCCGCCTGATGAAAACAATCAAAAAACACCTGCCATGTTCCAGATAGACTTCCCCATCCTACTATTTACTTGTCTCGCGCTGTTTTTCCTTGTGATTTTCAGCCTGCCAGTGGTTTTTTTTTTCGCCGTCCGCTGGGCAGTCCGGCGGCGGCGGGAAACCAGTGCATTGCGCCTGATTGAAAAGTGGTCGCAAGGACTATAACACCGAAAACACGAACCAGATGAAAACAATAGAAAGGAAAAAAATCGGAGAGTCAAAGCTATACCGAATCAAAACCGGGCATTCCGATGATGTCACAGTCTGCGTCCCCTCTAGGTATGGCAGAAAACCCGTCCCGTCCATTTGGGTGGGGCGGCATGCTCCCTTGCTGGAACTTTCTAGGGAAAACTTTGCGGAAGTCCTGCGGGCGCACCGCACTGTAGGAAGGTGGGAAGAATGAGCCTTGAAACAATCGAAACCGAGGCAGCACGCTTGCTTGCCCTATGCTCCGAACTACGGGCGGAAAACGAACGAATGAAAAAAACACTGTCACGGGCGGCGATGACCGAAATCGAAGACCCAGAGCAGGAGTTACTTTTCCAACAGCTCGTCGGCATTGTCGCGCAAGAGTTTGGAGTCTGCCCGCAGATGGTAGCCTCCAGGCTAACCCGGAAGGGAATAACCCCGGCGAGGCACCTAGTGGCGGCTATCTGGAGTGAAACAAGGACGCTGGACGAAACAGCGGCACGCTGCCGCTATAGCTCCCCAGTCTCCGTCATGTATGCGCGGGGGCGGGTGCAGCGGATGATGGAAGAATCGCAGTGGCAGGGAAAAATCCAGAACGTCATTGACCGAGTAAGACAGGAAATGCCGTGGCTTCTTAATGAGGAACCCGTGGAACCCGAAAATACCGAAAACACGAACGAATGAAAAAAGTGGATTTTTTTCTTGATGCCACACCGGGCATGAGCGAAAAGAACCACGCTTACCAAGTACAACACATGGAAACAAACGACACAACGGCACTTGCCGAAAACACAACCAGCAACGTGCTTGCCATCGTGCAAGCAGAAACGCAGCAGTTTGAACTTGCCCAAAGGCAGGCAAAGATGCTGGCATCCTCCAGCCTAGTCCCTAAGGACTTCCAAGGGAACGTGGCGAACTGTGGCATTGCCATTAACGTGGCGAAACGCACCCGGCTCGACCCGCTTATGGTCTGTCAGAATCTGGCAATCATCCACGGGCGGCCAAGCTGGAGCGCGACAGCCCTTATCGGCATGATTAACTCATGCGGGCGTTACACTCCGCTTCGATTCGTCTTTGACAACGAGGATACCCCCACATCCTGCTATGCCGTCGCCACCGACAAGGAAAGCGGGCAGGAACTCAAAGGCGAACGCATTACGCTAGAGATGGCCAAAAAAGATGGGTGGAGTACAAAGAACGGGAGCAAGTGGCTAACGATGCCAGGACAGATGCTCCGGTATCGGGCGGCATCCTTCTGGAGTCGCGCCTATGCCTCCGATTTGTCCCTTGGGTTTTACACTCAGGACGAGGTGAGGGACTTTTCGGAGGTCCGCAACGTCACTCCGAAACCTAACCCGTTCACCGCAGCGGAACCCACCACGGAACCAACCCCAGAACCCGCGCCAGTCACCATTGAAGCAGAGGTACTAGAACCCAAGGGCGATGGCTTGGACGAGGCTCGAAAGCTCATTGCAGAAGCAAAGAAAAACCCGCCTAAAATGGCGGAAACCGAGGAGGAAATTGAACAGCTATGGAAATGAACCCAACAAACGGGGTGCAGGAATACCGCACCGAAACACTGGAGGGATTACTATCCGACTACCAAGTAAAAGAGGAAAAAGACTGGTGGGATAGGGAGCGGATCAAGGCAATACAGAACGAACTTAAAGCAAGACAAAAGAGAAGGGACACAAAAGCATGAAAAAACCAAAAGACAACGGCGGAACTGCGTTTCCGGCGCATGGCGGCGGAACCAACGGCATGAGCCTCCGCGACTACTTCGCGGCAGCGGCAATGCAGGGCTTACTTGCCGCATGTCGTCCAGGATATGAATACACTGGGGACAATGGACCACAGAGGTGCGCCGCCGAAGCATACCGTTACGCAGACGCGATGATCGCAGCGAGAAAGGAGGAAGCATGAGAATACAAAAGAACATCGCAGGCAAAGAATACCACGCAGACACTTGCAGCCCTCAAAACCTTGAGGGACCAGTCTCTAAGAGCATGCTGTGGAAATTCAGTGAATCCGCCTTTAAGTGGAGGCACAGCAAGGCAGAAAAGCCCAGTGCGGCAATGGAGCTTGGCAGCCTCGTTCATGCCTTGTGCTTCACACCGGATGCTGTGGCGGATGAGTTTGCCGTTAGCGAGTTTGACTCATTCCGCACCAAGGCGGCACAGGAGTGGCGTGACGCCCAAGTTGGCAAGACTGTAATCACCCAGGAAACGATGAGCAAAGCGCAGGACATCGCGGATGTCGTGATGAATGACCCGCACCTGTTCTCACTAGGGGAGAAGGATTACGAGGTTGCGCTGTACGCCAGCATCGGAGCAACCCCGGTGAAAGGCATGGTGGACATCGCGCCCCGGCATGGTAACGTGCTGGCAGACCTCAAGACAACTTCAAGCATTGGCTCGCTGGATGCCCTCACAAGGCTTGTGGTGAACCGGGGCTACCACTGGCAGGCGGCACTCTATCTCGACTTGTGGAACGCAGTCACAGGCGAAAACCGGGAGCAATTCTGGTTCTTGTTCGTGGAGACTGACGCACCGCATGAGACTGCGTGGGTGTCACTTGATCCCGGCCTGATTGACATCGGGCGGGTGGGCTACATGAATGCCATTGCAAAGTGGCAGAATTGTCTTGCCAATGACATCTGGACGCGCACAATCGAGGGCGTGCAGGAAATCACCACTCCGAAATGGCTTTCTGTGGAATAAATTGGTGTGTGACCGCTGGCAGACCGGGCAAATAGTCTGCCACCAATCTCCAACCAAAACAAAACAATGATTGCAATTAACATTAACGTAACAAAAATTGACAAGACAGGATTGTATGACGGCAAGAACGGCAAGTATCTTGCGCTCACCCTCTTTGAGAACAAGAACGGCAAGGATCAATACGGAAACGATGGATTCGTCGCGCAAGACTTGGGCAAAGACCGCAGGCAAGCTGGCGAGAAGGGGCCGATTCTAGGCAACTTCAAGCATGTCGGAGGATTCACTGGAAACAATGGTGGCGGGCAGGCACAGGATGATGATTTACAAATACCCTTCTGATCTATGGACATCGACCCTTATTTCGGCAACAACGTAGGGGACAACTTAACCGACGAACATGAAGATGACCAAGACGAAAACGAAGCATACAACTGGGTCAACAACCCAATCCGAAAGCTCTTTGAAAACCCGAAAAACCAATACGAAAGAACCTACCTTGAATCTCCCATTCCCGCTGATGACTAAGCGGGATGCGGAGGCTGCGGGATATGTCGCGCTGACAACCCCTTACCGTCAGAGTGACAAGTCACCAGAAAGGGCGTGGTTTTTCTCCGTATTGGATGACATGCGCGGATGCAACTGCGTGCTGGTGGAGTTTGCCCCCGGCATCGAGGTGTGGCGGCATGAATCGGAGATCAACATTGACTGCATGGGCAGGAAACTTAACCGGGCGGATTTACGATGAACAAAGACACTAGGACACTGATACAAGAGATGCGTGATGCTCTGGAGTCACTGATGGGGAGACACCCAACGTGGAAGGATCAACATGCAGCGACAATGGCAGGAAGGAATGCGGTGAAGAAGGCGGATGCGATTCTGCTGGATACATCAAGCGAGGCTGGAACAACAACACACAAACAAAACGATGAGTGATACACACGATGTTACAATCAGCGGGTTCGACCTTGACAGGCTGGAGAGCGAGCTGGCAGAGGCAAAGAATCAACGCGACAGGCTGGCAGAGGCGGCACACTATATGAGACAATCTATGAAGGACGACCCTTGTATGTGGAATTATGCAATCGACTTTTACGAATCCACAATCAACCAAATCAAGCAAAACGATGAGTAACTCAACCACGCCGAGAACAGATAGGAATGTACAGGCACTCGCTCACTTAGAGCGATACGGGTTCGAAAACAGCCTCGATGATCGCAAAGTAGAGTGGCCAATACTTTGCGAAGAAATTGAGCGCGAGCTTTCAGAGGTGCAACAACAACGCGACAGGTTGGCCAATCACGTCCAT